ATCCCACAGCCTTCGCTCCAGCGCTGCTCGGTAGCAGCACACTGTACAGTGGCGGGCCTGCTGTTGCTGCTCTGATTTCTCGCGCGCATTACTCTGCTGTAACTCGCGCGAGTAACCCTCCCTTTACCCGGTAACTTCACTGCCGCTATTGCAGCCGCCTCCTGCGCGTACGCCCCTGCCCCATTGCCCTCCAGCCCGCTCGTGCTAGCATTGCCGCACTGACCCACACGCAGGAGCTATAGCATGCAGACCACACGCACCGCAACCACAGGCCACACCACCACCGCGCAACTGCAGGCAGCCGCACGCGGCCCTGCGAAACTCAAGTACACTCACGAGGCGATGGTGGACCTGATTGTTGCCGAGCCCACAGTGAGCACAGCGGAGCTTGCGGAGCTGTTTGGCTACACGCAAGCCTGGGTCGCGCGAGTGATTGCAAGTGACAGCTTCCAGGCGAGGCTGGCGTCGCGGAAGGGGGAGTTGGTAGACCCGCACCTTGCGCAGCACCTGAATGAGCGACTGCGCGGGGTGGCGCTGCATGCGGTTGAGCTTGTGGGGCAGAAACTGGATGCGGAGGAGAGCGCCTCCTACGCACTGGATGCCCTGGGGCTAGCGACGAAGGCCATGGGGCTGCACCGCCATGCGAAGTGACGTGACGTTTGACCTTGCGGTGCTGAAGCAGCTGCAGGAACAGCAAGTTGGCGGGACAGCACAAGCAGCAGTAACGGTGCCCGTGACTGGTGATGCCGCCAGGGTTGCCGCTGTCCCACCCCCTCCTTTGCTGCCCGCAGCGCCTGTGCAGCCGTACAATCCTGAGGCGATGGTTGAGCTGATGGTGCAGGAGCCTGGGCTGACGCTGCGACAGTACGCGCAGGCGTTTGGCCGCACGCAGGGGTGGATGGCCACAGTGCTGGCGAGCGAGGGGTTCCAGGCCGTGATGGCAGAGCGCAAGCATGAGGTTGCGGACCCGGCGCTGACTGCTACGCTGGAGGAGAGGTTCCGGGCGCTTGCCATGCGGAGTCTGGAGGTCATCCAGCAGAAGCTCGACGCGCCGGAGGTCAATGATTTGTTTGTGCTGAAGGCAGCAGAGATTGGCGTGAAGGCACTGGGACTCGGGGTAGGGCCTACTGTGCAGGTGCAAGCTCCAGCGGCTGTGGGGGCAGAGGCCGTAGCCGACCGCATCATGCGGGCGATGGCAGAGGCCAAGGCGCGGACAGCGAAGGCAGCGGCGGTGGATGTGGAGGTGCTGTCGGAGACACCGGCGGCGCCTGCTGCGGCGCCTGCTGCGGAGGGGCCTCCTCGTGGCAATTGAACTCACCGCGGAGCTTATCGAGGGCTTCAGCAACGCCTATCTCGCCCCAGGGTACGATGAAGCCAAGCCCATCCCAGTCTTTCACCGCGAAGCCTGGGAACTATACGTCAGCGAGGCACTGCAAGCCGGCGTGGCTGCCCCCCGTGGGCACGCCAAGAGCACCTCCCTTACCCACGTCTACACCCTCGCCACCGCACTATTCCGCGCTGAGGACTACATCATCCTCATCAGCACCAACGAGGAACTCGCCATTGAGCACTTGGGGGACATCACCAGGGAGCTGGTGGAAAACGAAGACCTCATCACGGACTTCGCCATCAAGGGCTTCCTCACCAACAGCAAGACGGAGATTATTGTAGAGTTCGCAGACGGCCACCAGTTCCGCATCCTAGCCCGTGGCAGTGGGCAGAAGATGCGCGGGCGGAAGTGGCGTGGGAAGCGGCCAGGGCTCATTGTGGAGAACAAGGAGCGGCGGGATAAGTTCCGCCGGTGGTTTTTCCGGGCAGTGAAGCCGGCGCTGCGCCGTGGGGGGAAGCTCCGCATCCACGGCACCATCCTGCATGAAGATAGCTTGCTCGCGCGGCTGCTGAAGGACCCTGAGTGGCAAACCCTCTTCTACCGCGCCCATGCGAGCTTTGATGATTTCAGCGAGATACTGTGGCCGGAGCAGTTCAATGAGGCGAGCCTGCGCAGCATCCGCCAGGGCTACATTGAGCAGTTCGACAGCAGCGGGTATAGCCAAGAGTACCTCAACGACCCCTTCGACAACACGGAAGCGTACTTGAAGAAGGATGACTTCCTGGAGATGGGGGAGGAGGACTTTGAGCGGGAGATGAAGCGCTGCGTCGGGGTGGACTTCGCCATCAGCAAGAAGGATAAAGCCAACCGCACCAGCATGACCGTAGGCGGACAGACTGCGGAGAATGTGCTGCAGTTCATCGACCAGCGGGTTGGGCGGTGGGATACGCCTGAAATCATGGATGCGATGTTTGAGCTGGAGGAGCAGCACGCCCCTTACGCCTTCTTCGTGGAAGACGGGGTGATCTGGAAGGCCATTGAGCCTATGCTGAATATCGAAATGCGCACCCGTGGGGTGTTTCTGAACTGCATTGCTGTGAGTGCAGTGAAGGATAAGGCCACAAAGGGGCGTAGCTGGCAGCGGCGGATGAAGGCAAAAGCCTGCCGGTTTAACAAGCGTGGGGTGTGGTACGCTGGGTTTGAGGCCGAGTGCCTGCGCTTCACCGGGTACAGCGATGCGGTGTTGGATGACCAATTCGACAGCGCAGCCATCCTTTCCCGCGGGTTTGATGACCTCCCACTGCTGGACGAGGAGGAGTTTATGGGTGAGGAGGAGCTGTACGCACGGAATACTGCTCCGCGTACGGACGTTGGGCGTTCTTCAACAACTGGGTATTGACGTATGGAAATCACAACGAAGCTGGTGCTGGATAAGATCCTGGAAAGCCCGAACTTGGTGCCAGAGCTTGCAGCTGCTGAGGTCGAGGCACTGGGGCTGCAGGTGGTGGAGGACTACCGCCGGGACTTGGACAGTCGCCAGGAGTGGATGCAGCGCAATGAGAAGGCAGTGAAGTTGGCCTTGCAGGTGCGGGAAGCAAAGAGCTTCCCGTGGGAGAACTGCAGCAATGTGAAATTCCCACTGCTGACCATTGCCGCGCTGCAGTTCCTGGCTCGGGTGAGTGTGCTGACGAAGGGGCGGAAGCTGGCGCGAGTGGAGTCCCTCGGACGGGATGCCACTGGCAGGCAGGCCGCACGGGCTGAGCGCATCTCCAACCACCTCAGCCTGCAGCTCACAGAAGAGGCTACTGGGTGGGTTGACCATGATGAGCAAGCGAAGTTCGCTGCATCCATCCTCGGCAGCGCCTTCAAGAAAACCTACCCCGACCCGGTGCGCGGGGTTACGGTGTCAGAGCACGTCCCCGCGATGGATTTTGTGGTGGACTACTACTGCAAAGACCTGGCAACGGCTTCCCGTGCCACGCATCGGCTGGACATGACGGCGAACATGCTGCAAGAGCGGGTGCGCCGTGGGGTGTTTGTGCCGCTGAAGGGGGGTACGGAAGCCCCCGGGCTCGCTATGGCTGGCAACTTGCTGCAAGAGGCTGCGGATGAGGCGGAGGGCACCCGCCCGGCGGCTGACGATCACAGCAAGCCATATGAGGTGCTGGAGCAGCACCTGTGGCTGGACCTCGACGGCGATGGTTACGAAGAGCCGTATGTCGTCTCTGTGCGCAGCGACACCGCACAGGTATTGCGAGTGGTTGCACGGTTCCTGGGGGAGGGGGATGTCTACCGTGTGAACGACATGGCTGTGCGCGCACTGGAGGAGCAGGTGCGCAAGCTGCAGGCGGAAGCAGACGAGGCGCAAGGGCAGGCGCGGGAGGCTGGTGAATTCCCTGAAGCTCCTGCAGCCGGCGGTGGCGCCATGGCGGAGATTTCCCGCCTGGAGCGTGCGATTGATAAGCTCGATAGTGCCTCTGACAACCACATCATCCGCATCGAGCCCACGCAGTACTTCACCCGCTACCTCTTCATTCCGAGCCCGGACGGGGGCTTCTACGGCCTGGGCTTGGGCGCCCTCCTCGGCCCCATGAACGAGAGTGTGAACACCCTGGTGAACCAGCTCATCGACAGCGGCACTATGGGGAACACGGCAGGGGGGTTCCTCGGCAAGGGGGTGAAGCTCAAGGGCGGGCGCATGGCCTTCGACCCGTTTGAGTGGAAGCCAGTGGACAGCACGGGGGATGACCTCCGCAAGAACATCTTCCCATTGCCTGTGCGCGACCCCTCACCGGTGCTGTTCCAGCTCCTGGGCATGCTTGTGGAGTACAGCGAGCGCATTGGTGGGGCGACGGACATCATGACTGGTGTGAGCCCTGGCCAAAACACCCCTGCCGAAACCTCCCGCAACACTGTTGAGCAGGGCATGATGCTGTTCAGCGGCATCTACAACCGCATGTACCGTGCGTTCAAGGATGAGCTGCGGAAGTTCTACACCTTCAACCGGCTGTACCTCACCTCCTCACCACAGTATGACCTCCTGACCCGTGGGCCAGATGCTGTCATCGCGCCGGATGACTACACCAGTGGCAGCTACCGCATCTACCCCGCCGCGGCCCCAGAGGCTGTGAGCCTCACCCAGCGGAAGGAGAAGGCCGGGGTGCTGTTGAAGCTCGCCATGGAGGTACCTGGGTTTGACAAGTACAAGGTCGTGCGGAGGTTCCTGGAGGCGCACGACTTCGAGGGCATCGAGGACATCTACCCAGATCCGACTGGCCCGCGCGCCATACCTGTCCCGCCCAACCCGAAGACGGAGCTGGAGAAGGCGAGATTGGCCGCCGAGCAAGAGCAGCACCACAACGAGATGCAGCTCGCCACCATCCAGATGAAGCTTGACACTGACCTCAACGCGGCGAAGATTGCGGAGCTGCAGGCAAAGGCCACGAAGTACTTGGCCGATGCCGAGGGGGTTGATACAGGACATCAGATCGCCATGATCGAGGCGGAGATTGGTGCACGAAAGGCTCACCAGGAAAGCCTGGTGAAGGCACTGGGGCTGATGCACAAGGCTGTGGAAACACAGATGCGCGGGAAGGCGGTAGCAGGTGGCGGTAAGCCAGGAGCGGCAGGTGCGGGAGGCGAGCCAGCAGTCGACCAACCCCCTGGCGCAGCACCCGCAATGCCTGGCACAATCTAACCTCAACAGCAATCGCGCTTCGGCGCAGTTATAGGAGTCCGCATGACCATCACAGCCCGTGACCGGCAGGAATGGGCACACCACCCTGTCACGCAGGAGTTTCTCTTAAGCCTCCAGGAGGCCAGGCAAGGCACCATGGAGGCTTGGGCACAGGAACGCTACACCGCTGATCGTGGGGAGTTGACCCTCCAAGCCAACGCCAAAGCCCTCGGCGGGATTGGTGTGCTGGACCAGATCCTAGACCTTATCGAAGGCTACAAAGCAAGTGCAGAGGCGGAGGCTGATGCAGCAAACCAGCGTGCCTTAGCGCGCAGCAACTAAAGGAAGCAGCATGAACGAGCAAGATACACCCATAGCAGTTGGCAGCGCAGGCTGGCGAGCGGCAAAGGGCCCGCAGGCCTCCAACAAGAGTGGCTTCCGCGCCACAGGGCACCGTGTGCTGCTCCTGGGGGATGCAGTGGAAGAGCGCACGGCTAGTGGCATTGTGCTGCAGCGCAAGACTGTGGATGCGGAGAAGAACCTTGCGGTGTGGGCCACCGTTGTGGAGATTGGCCACGACTGCTGGGCCGATAAGCGTGCGGACTATTGCCAAGTCGGCGATCGTGTGCTGGTGGGGCAGTATGCAGGGAAGTTCCACACGAGCCCTGTGGATGGCAAAGAATACAGGTTCATCAATGATCTGGATATCATCACTCCACTGGTGCAAGTTGACGCTGGTGAATGAATTACTCGCGCCTATTACTCCCGAGTAATTCGCGCCCCAATCCCACTACCCTACTGGAGCCTACATGCCCACACCCGAAGCCACACGCAGCCCAGCTGATATTGAATCCGAGCTTGCCACCCTCCCTGGCATCACTCTGCAAGACCTTCCCCCGGAGGATGATGAAGACGATGATGATGGCCACGGCTTCGCCAACCCCGATAGCGATGACTCCGCAGCCCTTGTCCGCGAAGCCGAAACCTCTGCCTCCCGCAAGGGCTGGCTGCCGAAGCACCTGTACAAAGGCGACCCCAAGACCTGGGTGCCCGCGGATGTGTTCCTGGAACGCGGCGAGCGCTTCGCCAGCAACCTGCAACGGGAAGTTGCCGACCTCCGCCGCAAGCTCGAAGACTTCGAGGGCACCAAGAAGGCCTTCCAGAAGTTCCACGAGGAAACCCTGGCACGCAAGGATGCTGAGCTGAAGGAGGCCATTGCTGCGCTGCGAGTGCAGCGGTCGCAAGCCACAGCGGAGGGCGATCATGAAGGGGCTGTTGCCCTTGAAGACCGCATCGAGCTGCTCCGTGAGCAGCAGCGCGAAGTCAAGACCCTTCCCCGCACGCCCGAAGCCATTGCCGCGGCGAAGCAGCAGGTGGAAGAAAGTCCTGTTGTGCAGGAGTGGATTGCTGACGGCAACCAGTGGTTCAACGACGACCCACAGCTCCGGGATTACTCCCTGCAGCTCGCCGAGCGCCTCACCCAAGCTGGCCACTCTGGCACAGGGCGGAAGTTCCTCGACCTCGTGCGGGTGAAGATGGAGGAAGAGTTCCCACGGCGCTTCCGCGCGATGCGCTCTGCCGCCCCCGCCATTGCTGTCACCCCAGGCACATCCTCCGCACCGGCCGGCAGTCGTGGGCGCACTGCCGCTGACCTACCCGCCGAAGATCGCAAGCTCATGCGTCAGTTCGTCCGCGATGGCTACTTCAAGTCCGAGCAGGCCTTTCTCGACAGCTACTTCTCCGGCAAGCGCTAACCACCACTGCACCCTTGGCCGTGC